AGTTTTATTCCAGTGTAGCACAGCGGTAGTGCAGTTGACTGTTAATCAATTGGTCGTAGGTTCGATCCCTGCCACTGGAGCCAATTTTAGTTTTTCTCCGTATGGCGTAATCTGGTAGCGTCCGTGATTTGGGGTCATGTGGTCTAGGTTCAAATCCTAGTACGGAGACCATTTTTTAGAATAGTTGCAGCAACTCTAAACGACTTCCAAACTGTAACTTTGTCTTAGTCGGCAAAAGCTATTCTGTTGTATCATGCCCGCGAAGTATTCCCTGGTGGTACGCGACATTCGTAACGTTGAGGATCGGGTTCGAGGCCTGACGTGGGCACCAAGTTTTTGTGGTAAGGAAAGCAAAAGGAGCATGGGCAAGTCAGTTGCAACTGGCCAGATACCGCACCTGCCACATTCCAGTTTTGCAAGTGTAGATGTTGAGAAATCTAATGTAGGCATACAATAAAGAAAGGTCATGCGCTGGAACCGTAGACCAAGTATCAACTAGCACTACGTACCTCTAACCGGTCCGCGGCGTTAAAGAAAATACCGGTAAAATGTTGGGAAATGAGCGAGGTCCCAATACTTGCAAATCCTTTTCTATGGTGGTATTAGTGTAGTGGTCTGCACAGGGTGCTGTGAACGCCTTAGTATGAGTTCGATCCTCATATATCACCCCAAATTTTAATTGCCCTGGTGGCGCAATTGGTAGACGCACCATCTTGAGGGGGTGTAGAGTGTGAGTTCGAGTCTCACCCAGGGCACCAATTCTCGCTATAGTTCAATGGATAGAACACTCCCCTCCTAAGGGAGGGATGCAGGTTCGATTCCTGCTGGCGGGACCAGCTAAGCCCCTTTGGACAAATTGGCAAAGTCGTCTCTCTCAAAAGGAGAAGTTCTCTCAGTTCGAATCTGAGAAGGGGTACCAAATTAAATGCCTCGATAGCTCAGTTGGTAGAGCAGCGGATTGAAAATCCGTGTGTCGGCGGTTCGATCCCGTCTCTTGGCACCAAGTTTTAGGATAGTTACAGCAAACAATAAACGCGATTGGTTCGCAATTTGACTGAAAATCAAACCTAGCAGGTTCGAATCCTGTGTTAAACTATCCTGTTAAATAATATGATAATGTCTCGCTGGTGTTAACGGCAGCATGACGGTCTCCAAAACCGTGGGTGGGGGTTCGAATCCCTCGCGGGATGCCACTAAAGGATCATATGAAACAAATACTTGTAATTGTGTTAGTGTGCTTGGCTCTAGTAGCTGAAGCAATGCCGAGTATTGCATTGCAAACGAATAACACGCAATTAGTAGCGGATAACATTTCGCAAATAAGACCAATAGCCAGCGTCACGAAACTGATGACAGCTATAGTGACCTTAGAGAGCGAACAAGACCTTTCAAAACGATTGAAGTTAAGTCATTCCGTTAAAAGTAATCTACCTCCAGGACAATACACTCGATATGAATTGTTGAATGCAATGCTAGTTCGAAGTGATAATGCAGCCGCTGAGACGTTTGCAGAAAACTATCCTGGAGGACGTAAAATGTTCATTGATAAAATGAACGACACTGCAACAAAACTTCACATGAGATATACTCATTTTGAAGACCCGACAGGGCTCGGGATAAAAAATATATCAACAGCAGAAGACATCATATTGATGTTAAATGCTGCCTCTGAATATTGGCCTATCACGAACGCTGCAACAAAACCGCAAGTAGTTATTGATACAGCAACTAAGAAACAACCAAGAAGTGTTGTTCTTAAAAATACTAACAGTGTAATATTGTTAGAGTTTGATGACGTTGCGCTTAGTAAAACAGGATACACATCACCTGCTGGTTGGTGTGTAGCCATGATCGTAGAAAGATACAAACAAAAATACTTCGTTGTAGTGCTCGGCGCTAAAAGTAAAAACGATCGTATTAAAACCGTAGAGAATTTATTACATAATCATCTTGTAGACTTGAATCGCGAGATTGATTATTGGAAGTTATAAGGAAACGTTAGCCGAATCGGCATAGCGGCAACTGTTTTGAACACAGTAGGCTCCGAAAGGGGTGTGTGAGTTCGAGTCTCACCGTTTCCGCCAAATTTAGGATGATTACAGCAAACAACTTACTCGCTCCACAATCTGCGAGGCCGTCCAATAGGGGACATTGTCTGAAATAGGGTTCGATTCCCGGCCATGACAGCTCATCCTGTTATTTTTAATTGCGCATTGGTGTAATGGTAGCACGCTTAAAGAAGGTGATCCTGTAAAGGATACGTTCAGCAATACATTTCAATCCATGCATAAGGAGGAGGTCCTGGTTCAAATCCAGGGTGCGCAACCAAGTTATGGGGAATAAAAATCGTATTCTGTCCAAAGAATATTAGCAGCAAATAACTTGTAATTCCCCGCCATTTTCGAACGTTCGAGCTAACGCAGGCAACTGAGGAAGTTCGGGACTTGTGGCAAGTGCGTGTAGGAGAAATTTACTTTGGTATTATCTAAAAATTTACTTTCGTATTTCGTTAAACTACCGTGATAGAACAAGCAACACAAACAGGACTAGGGAACACTTGCCTTATTGGTCCGGGTTGTGGCAAAGATTAATGTTAGCATAGAACAGAATCCCGGCTACGGAACGTTCATAATCGGAAGATACAGCAATGTGGTCATTGCATCCGCCTGGAACGCGGACGGTTGGTGTGAGCCGGCCGGAGTTCGACTCTCCTATCTTCCTCCATATATAAAGGAACATTAACTGAGTAGGACTCAGCACTGCCTCGAAAACAGTTGGACTCCTTACGGGGTTGGGGATCGAGACCTCAGTGTTCCGCCATAATCATGAAACCAAAAGTCGCTTTATTTTTATATCATCCAAGATGCTCTATTGACTCGTGCAATGGAATCATAAAGTCGCTTTCACCCCATTTTGATTTTAAAATATTTACACAACACGAACTAGAAGATACGTTCTTAGACGATATCGATATGGTGATATTCCCTGGTGGAATTGGAGACAGCGATTCATATGATTTCTTAATGAAGCGCAATTCCAAAGCAATCAAAGCATTCCTAGCTCGTGGCGGAAAATATCTCGGCATATGCATGGGTGCATATTGGGCCGACAAAACATACCTTGATATATTGGATGGCATTCGAGTCGTGCAATACATCAAGCGTCCAACAGCAGACATCAGACGTTCATACGGTAAAGCTGCTCCCATCACTTGGGACGGGGCTCCTTACCATATGTACTTTTACGATGGATGTACTTACATTGGTGCCGGTAAAATGAAAATAGTAGCTACTTATGCTAACGGTGACCCAATGGCTGTAATGCAGGATAATATAGGCTTAATAGGGTGCCATCCTGAAAGTGAATTGCACTGGTACAATAAACCGTACTTGTTACGACACTGGCATGAAGGTAAACATTATAAGTTGTTAGCTGATTTCGCAAAAAAATTAATGGAGAATTGACATGCCAGCAGTATTTTTAGTAAGTGACACACACTTTGGTCACGCTGGTGTGTGCAGATTTTTGCGTGACGATGGAACGAAGTTGAGACCATGGGACGATCCTGATGAAATGGATGAAGAAATGGTTAAGCGTTGGAACGAAACAGTACGCCCGAACGATAAAGTGTATCATCTCGGCGATGTTGTGATCAACCGCAAAGCTCTTAACATCATGTATCGACTCAATGGCGATAAGGTATTGATTCGAGGTAACCATGATATTTTTCGTGACGAAGAATATCGTCAGCATTTTCGAGAGCTCAGGGCATACCATGTAATGAATGGAATGATTCTTAGTCACATTCCAATCCATACTGAAAGTCTTGGTCGGTTCGGTGTTAACATTCACGGTCATTTGCATAGCAACAGAGTTATGTCGACGACGCGGTGGGGAAAAACCGAATATGTTGACAAAACGATTGATCCTCGGTATCATTGTGTTTGTGTAGAGCAAACTGATTTTCGTCCAATCCTCTTTGAGGACGTGATAAAGAGAATCCAATCGGAAGGTGGGACCGTAGGGTTTAAAAATGGCAACGGTCCTGCCATGTAATTTTTTTGGTGCGGTCCCATAATGGTATTGGAGCGGATTGCTAATCCGTCGATCGGCGAAAGCCGGTTTCTGAGTTCGAGTCTCAGTCGCACCGCCAAATTGCCTCGATAGTTTAATGGTAAAACGGCGGATTTATATCCCGTAAGCAACAGATAATTGGTTCATCCGAGTTCGAATCTCGGTCGAGGTACCACATGCAAGATATTGTAGTAATTGACAATCACATCACTGAACAAGAGTGCAAAGATCTAACATTGATATACGAAGAGTATAAAAGTAATGCAAGGGAATATTTGAACTCGTACAATCTTTCAGTAGCATATCGAACTGAGATTGTTCCAGATCCATATGTGCATTCTGTACTCAAAGATATCGAGGCGTCTGCACAAACAATCAAACAAAAAATTAAAATTGACTGGGGATATCTGGTGTGTCGTCCAGTAGGAAGTTTTCACCCAACGCACATCGATGATACAGAACAGCACACGCTACTAACTTCAATTACATATTTGAATGAGTGTGGTGGTGGGGAGACTTATTTTGAAAATGGCCGCATAATAGAACCGAAGGTTGGTAGAACAATTTACTTTAATGGTAAGTTGCATGCTCATGGTGTATCAGAAGTTTTGAACCATAGTCGGTACACGCTGGCTCTTTGGTACATATAATTCTGGCGTTAGTTCAATGGATAGAACAGTAGCCTTCTAAGCTATTAATAGAGGTTCGATTCCTCTACGCCGGACCAAACAAAGCGTCCATAGTTCAATGGATAGAATAGCTCTTTCCGAAGGAGTGGATAGAGGTTCGATTCCTCTTGGGCGCGCCAAGTTATGATGTGAATTCATAGGCTATAGTGTGTACGGGCTGCTCTTTCTCGCGGCTGCGGAGACTTACCTGGAGATGGCGTCCAGGCACATCATATTATTTTTTGCGGGTATGGTGGAATGGTAGACACAGGAGACTTAAAATCTCCCGCCTTCAGCGTTCCGGTTCGAGTCCGGATACCCGTACCAAGACCAAATGGTTGTCTCGAATGTTGGACACCATTATAATAACGACATCCATTTGAGGGATTTGTTATGAGATATTTTGGAATTGGAATGTTGTTCATGCTTATGGTGTTAAAGCCGCAAGTAGGTGTAGCGTTGTTTGGTATTTTTGCAGAGGGCATGCAAACTGCTGCTGCAGCAATGGCTGAACATAATCAGATTAGGGTTGATCCTAACACTTCGTTTGCTCCGCGTGGGGTAGAGTTGGAACCTATTGTTGCCAAATCCGAAGAGGAAGAGGACGAAGTTGATAAAGTTCAACTAGGGCCGCTGGCACCATCTCCGAGTGTAAAGGCTACTGCAAAGCAAGCCCGAGCTGAAGTGCTTCCACCGAAGACTCCGAAGGAGATTGCATACCAAGAAGCTCTAGCAAGACAAAAGATTCTGGAAGAATTTGTCAAGTATGATGGTACGGATCCAATTGTACGACGTCGACTAGATCTACCACCAAAAGTACCATCGTTTGATGAGTTTGAATTTGAAGATGATAATGTATCATCGACGGTGTTCGATAAGCATTTTGACGCAAAGTTTAAGAAGAGATAACCATGGAGCCTACCGCAATACTATCCGTAGCTGGACTTGCATATACTTTGCTGATTGGTCCTTCTTACGCTTACAAACCTCAAAAACTTGAGGGAACGAAGCAGTGTGATTTTGCTGTCATCAAAGTACTAGAGAAGACGCCGACAAAGATTTATGTTAAGGTCAGAGATACGGCGTTTGTAATGCACAGTCAACCTACCAACAAAGGCGTTACTAATGTTCGTCGGTACGAGACTGCTAGCGGTAAGTTGGTATATTTGCAGTTGCCTGAGAAGGCAATGATATTAGATAATGAGAAGATGCAACCATTGTTGAATGAGTGCAAAGACATTTAGGGCTGATAGCTTAATGGTAAAGCAGTCGACTCATAATCGATTGAGTCTAGGTTCAATTCCTAGTCAGCCCACCATTTTAGGTCGGTTATTTCAGCGGTAGAATACTTCCTTGACATGGAAGAGGTCACAAGTTCGAACCTTGTACCGACCACCATATTTTTATTATGATAGAAACACGAGAATTAAAATTACCCAATTATGGGGTGCTTTTAGCAAAGATACCTGACGCATTGCTTCAAAGATTGAAGCAGCAGGTTGAACGTGCTCAATGTGTTCCAGGCACTTCGTATACAAACATGCTGGTGGGTGCTCTCAAAAGAGAAGATCTATTAATTTTAGAGCCTGCATTAGAATCGTTTGTTCTAGAAGTTGCAGATCAATTTTTCGACAAATATATTCCAGACGAACAAATAGTAGATGCAAGCATAACAACTGCTTGGGTCAACTATCAACAAAGATACGAATACAATCCACTTCACGATCACACAGGAATGTTGTCGTTTGTCATTTGGGTTTCCATTCCCTACGATATTGAGGAAGAACGAAACTTTTTTCCAAGTAGGAAAAAAGACGGAGTTCGGTCGAGCGCAGCCTTTCAGTTGATGTACAATGCGATTGATGGTAGCCAACTTGTATATGATATTCCGGTCTCAAAGGAGTATGAAGGCATGATGATCATGTTTACTGCAAATATGAAGCATCAGGTGTATCCGTTCCTCACAGTAGATGGGACGCGAATATCGGTAGCAGGAAATATTGGACCAACTACAGTTGATTTTTAATTTGTAGTCATATATAATACTCTATTACATTCCCTGATAGCTCAGTTGGTAGAAGCACTTGACTGTTAATCAAGGTGTCGCTGGTTCGAGCCCAGCTCGGGGAGCCACAAAATACGCCCTCTTAGTATAATGGCATTACACCGGTTTTGTAATCCGGGTACGGGAGTTCGATTCTCTCAGGGGGCACCATTCAACTATGTTAGAATACATTGTTACTTTTTTTGCATTGTTTTTTACTGATGTATTTTATACATATTATCTGAGAGCGGTGAGCGATAGCAAACCGCTTTTGGCAAGCGGTTGGGCCGTTGTAGTTTTTATTATTGCCAGTGTGGCTGTAATCAATTATACGACTAACCATTGGTTGTTAATTCCAGCCTGCGCTGGTGCCTTTTTGGGTACCTACGTGGGGATGAAGTTTAGAAAATAAGTTTTGCGCGGGTAGGTCAAGTGACCCGGAAGGTCTCATAAGCCTTACCGAGTGTGGAGCGTTACCACGACCCGCATCCATTTTATTGGTGATATGACGTAGACGGATGCGTAGCGGTTTCATAAGCCGACGAGGAAGGCTCGGTACCTTCTATCACCACCATAGAGGAACAAATATGAGTGATGGCGGAAAAGGCAGTAAACCAAGACCACTTAGCATAAGTCAGCAAGAGTATGATACGCGATGGGATGCTATTTTTAGTCGTGATTTGAAGGATGATAACACTGGCACATCGAAGAATGAATATTATGATGTGCTGACGACTGAAGATGCTCTCCGAAGCAATCAAGAAACGCAAGAAGCAGCTAAGTTTAATGGATCTTCTAGTACTTGATTATCCGCTTGATATCGATCGAGCTCTGATTGAAGCAGAACATGCAAGACATAGAGCTGTATCCTATACGGACGATCGGTTAAAAGGATACAACATGAACGAATGGCAAATATCAAAATATAATTCGCCATTTGTTCAAAAGATAATGGATGATTTTGGAGTGGATGGGAAGCCACGGTTTTATTTTCAAGAGCCGTATTTTAAATTGCCTGTTCATGTAGACCATAAGACAACTTGTAGTATTAATTTTGTATTATCAGATAATGCAGCACCTGTACAATTTGATAATAGATTGTATCACTACAAACAAGCTTTGCTCAATACTTCGATTCCACACTCAGTCCATAACGGACCAGAGGAAAGGATTTTATTGAAGATATCAATATTTGATGTTTCTTTCGAAGAATTGGCAGAGCGTATTAAATATAAGATGCCTCGTTAACTCAGCGGTACGAGTAGCTCCTTTACACGGAGAAGGTCGGCGGTTCGATCCCGTCACGAGGTACCATAAATTTGTAAGCTATATACTTACATCGATCCTAGAGCATGTTGGTTATGCAAGCGCCTCTAAAACGCATTGAAATGGGTTCGATTCCCATTAGGGTCACCAATTATATTATAAGGAGTACTATCATGAGGAATTACTCATAGATTATTCGACCACCGTAAAATTTTCTTTGTTCAAAGTGTATTTTTTAACATTTAATAAACAAGGAAAATAAAATATGTGTATCGAATTAAAAATTAAAGCAAAGCATCTCGCACTTGAGCCAGCAATCATTCGCCACGAAGAGAAGAAGCTCAAGCATCAAATTAAACATCACCGTAGTGGTGATCAAACAAGTTCTATCTCGTTGGAGTGGAAGCTGCATAGCTTGACCAACCATCGCAAGTTAGATGTCCGTAACGAATCAAGAGCAACTCACCTAGCAAGAACATATCTTGCAGGGAAACCTTACACTCGAGCTGAGCTCAAGCGTAATGACGACTGCTATTTCAAGCAGTATATCGTTCCAAGAGTGGTTGCAATGGTTACAAAGTACGGTAAAGGAGTCCAACGACAGGCTGATAAAAAGGTCATAATCGAATGGGCCACGTTGCCGGACTGATTGCTCTCATAGTATAATGGCATTACACATCCTTGGTAAGGATGAAACACAAGTTCAATTCTTGTTGGGAGCACCACACTGTTGACAATTGTTTTGTACTGCATTATAATTGTCGTATTGAATTTAGAGTAGATTCAGCAAACCAAACTAATCTAGGAGTAACGTCCTGATTGACTCGTCACCGTAAGGTGAATAGTGTTTGTAGAACACAAACTATAGCCTAGCTGAATGCAAGGATCGGGCACCAACGATTGGTGATAGGGTCGTGAGGCTAGAGCAAGTGCTCAAAGTAGGCGACCAGAACAATAAATTACTGCCTCGCCTACTCTGTTGATCTGAATATAGATTGGGTGCAGCAGCACAAACTAATCACCATAAAGATAGCCCGAATCTGGCTGGGAGCGTGATATGCCCGATGATACCAATCTGTTGAATTTAGGTTAAATTCCGCAAACAAAATTACATTAGACTTCTAATCTAAACCGTAAAAATTAACCTGTTGATAAAAAAGGAGTTCATTATGTCAACATTTGTCGAAGCCGTTAAGAACCAATCTGCACGCACTGAAAACGGCATGCGTGCGCGCAAGTCTACAGCCAATGCGTGCGTGGATTTGTTTTTCAAAATCGGAGCATCTCGTGGTAAGGATATTACTGCGGACTTCGTAGCAGCTTACGTTGAGGATAAGGACGTGGCGTTGCGTATTGCCCAATGGGTGCGTGACGTTCGTGGTGGATCCGGTGAACGTGAGTTGTATCGCCAAATCTTGAAGTACTTGGAAAAGCACGACAAGCAAGCGGCATCGCAGCTGTTGGCTAAGACTCCAGAGCTCGGTCGTTGGGACGACATCTTTGTCTTTACGGACAAGGAGTTGAAGACTCAAGCATTCACTATGTTGGGAGACGCTCTTCGCGAGAAGAACGGCCTAGCAGCAAAGTGGACGCCACGTCAAGGACCATTGGCAGTTGAAATCCGTAACTTCTATGGAATGTCCCCTAAGTTTTACCGTAAGTCTCTTGTTGAACTGACTAACGTCGTTGAACAAAAGATGTGCGCAAAGGACTGGGATAGCATTAACTTCAGCCACGTACCTTCGTTGGCAGCTTCTCGTTACAAGAAGGCATTTACTCGCAATACGTCAAAGTTTGCTGAGTATGTTGCTAAGCTCGTAAAGGGAGATGACCCAACTGTTAAGGTTAACGCTGCTGCAGTGTACCCATACGATGTGTTGAAGGGTGTAATGTCTATGCATTACAACAACAACTACGGTAAGACAGAGCTAGATCATATCGTAGCTCAATGGGAAGCGCTTCCTAACTATGTTGGTGATGCGAACATCCTTCCACTTGTTGACGTTTCGGGTTCTATGAACACGGGCATCGGTAGTGGAAAGACAACGTGCATCGATGTAGCGGTTTCGCTAGGATTGTATTTGTCAGAAAAGAACAAGGGTAAGTTCAAGGACACGTTCCTGACCTTCTCTTCAAAGCCAGAACTTTTGCACCTAAAGGGTAATATTGTTCAAAAGGCTCAACAAATGGTTAAGTCTAGCTGGGATATGTCCACTGACCTGCACAAGGCAATGGATAAGATCTTGAAGACTGCAGTTGAAGGTCAAGTACCTCAATCTGAAATGCCAGAGATGTTGTTGATCTTGTCTGACATGCAGTTCAACCAATGTGCACGTATGGATCACTCCGCAATGGAGATGATCACTCATAAGTTCACTGCTGCTGGTTACAAGGTTCCTGCAATTGTATTCTGGAACCTGAATGCGAAGGACAACGTACCTGTTAAGCACGACGCGTCGGGCGTAGCATTGGTATCTGGATTCTCGCCTGCTGTTGTGAAGGCTGTGTTGTCTACGGACACGGAGCAATTCACTCCAGAGGGAATCATGCTTCGCACTGTTATGGTTGACCGTTACGCGCTTGCTTGATGGTAGAACATGAGGTAACCGCCCTCGATAATTTTATCGGGGGTTGGTTATTAAATGACCTCTCTGTATGTGATGAGCTTATTGCTTATCACAAAGCAAGCCCCCACAAGGGAGACGGTGTACGTACGGGTGGTGTTGATAAGTCTCGAAAAGATAGTGTAGACTGTTTATTGCAAGATGCATTGTTGTTGCAAAAATATACAACAGCGTTGCAGACTGTATTAGAACATTACATTAGAAAGTATCCATGGTGCGATCAATATGCTCCATGGCGAATAGTAGAGAACATTAACATCCAGTACTACAGACCGACAGCCGGATATTTCGCATGGCACACGGAACGATCAAGCAACCAGCAATGGATACGCGATCGTCACCTTGTGTTCATGACATATCTTAATGACGTTGACGATGGAGGTGAGACTGAATGGTTTCATCAACGAGTAAAAATACAACCACGCAAAGGCTTAACAGTAATATGGCCTAGCGATTGGACTTTTACTCACAGAGGTTTGACGTCCCCAACTAAAGAGAAATATATCATTACAGGCTGGCTGAATTATGTCACGCCACCGTGAGATATATACAATAATGCGGGTATGGTGCTAGTGGTAACACACGACCTTGCCAAGGTTGAGTTGCGAGTTCGATCCTCGCTACCCGCTCCAAATTGAACTGAGGTGTATCATGTTGAAGATGGACTTAGAAGAAGTCAAGAGCTTTATTCAAGCTCAATCACCATCCACAAAGATCTATATTGGCGCCGACTCCGAACGTTTTAAAATGGACGGTAAATGGCATGCTGATTATACACTCGCTGTTGTTGTTCATATTGATGGTTGCCATGGATGTAAAATCTTTGGCGAAGTTCAAAGAGAACTCGACTACGACCAGAAAAAGAACAAGCCAGCCTTGCGTCTGATGAATGAAGTTTACAAAGTCTCTGCTCTTTTCCAGGAAATAGTAGAAGCGATTGGAGAACGTCATGTTGAAGTTCACTTGGATATCAACCCAGACGAAAGATATGGTTCAAGCTGTGTTATTCAGCAAGCTGTAGGTTACATCAAAGGTACGTGTAACGTCGTTCCTATGGTTAAGCCAAGAGCTTTTGCTGCTTCGTACGCTGCAGACAGATTAAAGTTTGTTCTTGCTGCATAGAAGAAGAAATAACACTAAGTAGCCCCGCTTTGCGGGGTTTACTTTTTTCTGGACTTAGTGTATAATAAGTTCATGAAAAGAATTAACACAATCCATACACCGCAAGGGTATAAATTTCTCCTCGATGATGTAATTCTTGGTGAGGGGGAATATGAAAACGGTAAGTTTGTTCTAATTGAACAGGACGATCTTACAGAACACAACAATGGCATGCAAGCGCTATCGTATTTGACTGGAAAGCATATTCCAGAATTCTACCAACAGCCCGTACGCCATGATGTGCTGGCGACACCAGCACCCCTCCAAAAATTTAAGAGTCATCCGGCTCTTGTCAATGTAACTAAGGAAGTGATGTTTGCAAAATGAAAATAGCTATCTGTTCTGATCTCCACCTTGAATTTGGTACAATCTCTTTGGAGAATACTGAGGGTGCGAAAGTGTTGATTCTTTCAGGCGACATTTGCGTTGCGAAAGATGTCATGAACAACGACCCACATGATATTATTCCACACACCAAGAGCTCGATGATCCATACATTCTTCCAAGAATGTTGTGAGCGGTTTCCGCATGTGATTTACATCGCTGGCAACCACGAGCACTACCACGGTGACTACCCATCCACAATTCCCAATTTAAAGGAACGCCTCAAGTATTTGGGCAACCTCCATATTCTCGATAAAGAAAAGATCGAGATTGATGGTATATTATTTGTTGGTGGCACATTGTGGACGGACATGAACAAAGAAGACCCTCACACCTTGTATACAATCAAAGGGTACATGAACGACTATCGCATCATTGAAGACTCTAGCGAAGTGGTGCATTACAAGACACCAATCTATGCTGTCAAGGAGAACGGTGCTTACGATATGGACAATGTCGTTAGCGTGGAGTTCCATACTCGCAGTGCGAAATTCTCACCAGAGAAATCTGTTGTTGATCATAAGGCCATGATGAAGTTCATTGCCGAAAGCGTTGCTGCTGCTCCTCCTTCTCAAAAAGTAGTGGTTGTTGGTCATCATGCTCCTAGCAAGATGTCGACGAAGCCTCAATATGAAAGGGACGTAATTGTCAATGGTGCCTACAGTTCCGATTTGTCTGAATTCATGCTCGACAATCCAAAAATCAAATTATGGACACATGGACATACTCACCATGAGTTTGATTATATGATTAACTCGTGCCGTATTGTATGTAATCCACGTGGCTACCATATGTACGAGCATCAAGCTGATGTATTTCAACTCAAGTTCGTTGAAGTATGACGCCTCAGGAAATGTATGAGGACATGGTCAGGATCTTCGGAGACAAGCTCCCCGATCTTGACCATTGTCCAATTGAGTTTGCTTATTATGTAAAGTTGTACAAGTACTACCACATGGAGAAACCAAATGAAGTACATTGATATTGTTTCCGAACGACAGTTCAACATGATTGCACATGATATCGATGAAGATACTCGAGCTGAGCTATGGGGTATTTGGAGGGACGACCTCAATACTGGAATGAGCCAAGACCAACTAATCTCATATGCAAATGGACTGCTAGCATACTTTGGTTCAAAAGTGTTAGTTTCTGATGTGCAGTGGGATGAGCGCGGTAACTGTTTCCTGTGGGAAATTCAATTTGACCAACCCTGTTGACTTTTTGTCAGGAACGCGTATAATTAAGGTTCTTTCAACAACTTCTTGAGGTTTATATTATGGCTCACATGATCGAAACAATGGCTTACGCTGGCGAAACTCCTTGGCACGGTTTGGGTGTTAAAGTTCCGGCAGATCTGTCCCCAGCACAGATGCTGGAAAAGGCAGGCCTGGATTGGACTGTACAAAAGGTTCCTGCTTTTGCTGAAATCGGCGGTAAGAAGACTGCTGTTGGTTGGTCTGCATTGGTTCGTAATACTGACGAGCAGATGTTGTCTGTTGTGAGCAACGATTGGAATCCCGTTCAGAACCACGAAGCGTTTGAATTCTTCCATGAGTACTGCGCTGCTGGTGATATGGAAATGCATACTGCAGGTTCATTGCGCGATGGTCAGATCGTGTGGGTGCTTGCTAAGATCAAAGAATCGTTTGATTTATTTAAAGGAGACCAAGTTGATTCATATCTTCTATTCACCAATCCTCATAAGTTTGGTCAATCTATCGATGTCCGTTTTACCCCCATTCGTGTGGTATGTAATAACACGCTGACATTGTCGCTTTCTCAACAATCTGACCGTATGGTTAAGAAGAGTCACCGTACAGAGTTCGACGCTGCGCAAGTGAAAGAGCAGTTGGGCATTGCTACACACAAACTCGCCAAGTACAAAGAGATGGCTCAATTTTTGGGTTCGAAACGCTACTCAGACGAGAATTTGAAAGAATATTTCAATCGCATCTTCCCTGTGTTGGCTTACAACAAGGAAAAAGGTCCTCAACGTAAAGATCTTTCCAAGTCTGCTACCCGCGCATTGGAAGTTGTGGGAACACAACCTGGAGCTCGCTTTGCTGAGGGATCCTGGTGGCAAGCATTTAACGCTGTCACGTATTTGACTGACCATGAAATCGGTCGTAGTGCTGACAACCGACTGACCTCTGCTTGGTTCGGTCCTAATAAGAACCTCAAGGTTAAAGCGCTGGAAACAGCTGTTGAATTTGCTGAAGCAGCTTGAGTATAATAGGGGCTTCGGCCCCGTTCTTTTTAAGGTATAAAAATGGTAACACTTTACAAGCCCCGTGGTCTTCAGAAGCCATCCAAGACATTGGATGGTGGATACATTCGACCAAATCAGCTAGTAACGTTTTTAAAGGATGCTCAAAAGCACTGTGAGCAAGCTGGTGAAGAAGATTCTGCATTCCGTTTGGAGATGCTTGCAGAGTATTTTGAGAAGGATTTTCGTCCTGGCCAGCCGTTAAGTTTCCGTGGCATGTACGCCGGGTTCTGATCCCCCGCCGTTTTCCTATTGCTAAATATACTTACGACCATTAAAAACATGGCTCACTAGAGCCATTTCTGGGGGTCTCTGCTGACCCCTTTCCTCGTGGCCAAGGCCACTTTGTGTGAGTTGAAAATTTCTATATCATGTACTCAACAAATTCCAAAGGAGGTACCAAATGGAATTAACCAATCGCATTGACAGATATAGCGATGTGCTTTGTAAGGCTATTATTGCAACTGTCATGATTGTAGTCATCTTATTTTGTGTTAGTGGCATTACTAATGCTGTCACACGCAAGGTAGATCTCTTTAACAGCTTCAACACTTCAGATGTTACGTCGGATGTGCGCACGAAACAACTCGATTGTTTGACGAAGAACATTTACTGGGAAGCAGCATCTGAGCCTTTCGAAGGTAAGGTCGCTGTCGCGCAGGTCACTCTCAACAGGACCAACCACGCAAGCTTCCCTTCTGATATTTGTGGAGTTGTGTATCAAAAAACAGCAATCCAAAATAAGATTGTATGTCAGTTCTCATGGTTTTGTGAGAGAACATATCTGGTAAAGCCAGTGCACCGTCGCGAGTATGAGGAAGCGGCCGCTGTTGCACGTAAAGTGCTTTTAGAAAATTTTAGAATAGAGTCAGTACAGGACGCTATTTACTACCACGCTGATTACGTTAACCCAAGCTGGCGCAAAGAAAGAGTTGCGAAGATTGGACGGCACATCTTTTACAAAGGATAAACATGACAGATATGAAAGTTAAATCGCAGCTTTTATTTGAAGCCCTAAAGGAAAAATTAAAGTCTGTATCACAAAATACACTCGAATGGATCTCGGTCGTTCTGATCCATTGTGCTTGTATTCCATCCACTTTAGCTTTCTTACGTGGTGTTAGTGACTTAATGCCCAGTGTAGAAGTGGTATTGTTTATGTGGGCTGGATTAATCGTTTACTTTTTCAAATCATTCGTGGAAAATAACCGCATGATGATGTTCACCAATGCTGTAGCGTTTTTCATACAGGCAATGCTATTGGCAATGGTGGTGTACAAATGAGTGACGAATTAAACACAATCCTTAATCTAAAAGATTTCATCGAGAAGATAGAAACAATTGCAATCGAGAAGCGCGTCGATTATATTGACGCGGTTGTACTGTATTGTGAAAAAACTGGGCTGGAGGTTGAGACTGCAGCCAAGCTGATTCGTAGCAATGCAAAAATGAAAGCACGGATTAAGACCGATGCTGAGAATTTAAATTATTTTCCAAAGAGTGCTAAACTACCGTTATGAATGATTTTGAAGATCTATATCAATGTGGGTTCACGTGTGGGACGTTTGATGTGATGCATGCAGGACATATCTTGATGCTGCAAGAGGCGAAAGAGCAATGTAAACGGTTAGTTGTTGGGTTGCAAACCGATCCAACAATCGATCGTCCATCAAAGAACAAGCCCGTCGAAAGTCTCGTAGAGCGATATGTCAAATTGAAAGCAATCAAGTGGGTGGATGATATTATTCCTTACACCACAGAAGAAGACTTGACAAATATATTTAAAATGTTTCCATTCGACGTTCGTATTGTAGGAGCCGATTACATCGGCAAAGATTTTACCGCGAAACAATACTGCATAGACAATAGTATTGACATTTACTACAACAGTCGTAGCCATAGCTATTCCTCGACCGATATGAGGAATCGTGTCTATCTGTCCGAGCTTGCAAAGCATCCAGAAGTTAAGGCTAAATGGATTGAACCATGAATGGATTCCAGACATACAAGATGTATGTCGCTTTGAAAAATCATTTCACCTCTGAAACGTACGATTATTTTCGTTACGGAGGAAAGACACGTGCTAGTATCAAGACATACGAGCAACGCAAGGACAAGTACTTCTTCGAAAAGCTGTCACGTAAACGTAATGTAGAACAATTCATATTGGCCAACATTATTGAACAAGGCGCTACTGTGTGGGTGGGAGACTTGGCGAGCGAGCAGCAAGCTGAGGACAACTATCGCAACTGGGTCAAACGCCAGCAGTCGATAACATACATTTTTAGCAATGATTTGAACCAACTAGACGCGGTATACGATCAAAACATTATTGTAGTAGAGGGTCAGCACCCTCCATTGTTAAAACACGTTATACAACGTAATATCAGCATTGAAACCATGGTTATATTGAACGATATGTGCTCGTTCTTCAGACACTGGAATAGAAAGATTGAAGACCAGGTAATCTGGCCATCGATATATCAGAAATGTAAAAAATACAAACCGTTTCTGAAATATGATAAAGACAAACTGAAGAAAATCGTTATTGATAAATTCAGTTGACTTTATTTGAGTATTGAGTTATTATAAATAATATCATACATCATGTGATATGTGAATAAGACGCAATATATTTTAATACAACGCATACAAAGGAAATACAATGGTAGACTTCGCATCTATGAAAAAGTCTCGTAGCGCTCAGCTAGAGAAAATCAACAACGAACTGACTAAGCTCAGCAATCCTGAAGGTGGAGGTGGTGCAGATGACCGCTTCTGGAAACCAGAGGTCGATAAAGCTGGTAACGGCTACGCAGTGATTCGTTTCTTGCCAGCACCTGGCGATGAAGATGTTCCGTTCGTCCGTATTTGGGATCACGGATTCCAAGGACCTGGAGGATGGTACATCGAAAAATCTCTCACCACACTTGGACAAAAAGATCCTGTATCAGAATACAACTCTGAGCTATGGAACAGCGGAATCGAAGCGAACAAAGATCTCGTTCGTAAACAGAAGCGCCGCTTGGCTTTTATTTCCAACATCTATGTTGTGAAAGATCCAGCACACCCAGAGAATGAAGGCAAAGTGTTCTTGTACCAGTATGGTAAGAAAATCTTTGATAAGTTGAATGCAGCAATGCATCCAGAATTCCAAGATGAAGAACCAATCAACCCATTCGATCTGTGGACTGGCGCTAACTTCAAATTGAAGATTCGTCAAGTGGAAGGGTATCGTAACTATGACAGCTCAGCATTTGATACTGCTGGTCCGCTGTCTGATAGCGACGATAAGTTGGAATCGATTTGGAAATCAGAAAGCTCTTTGCAAGAGTTTATCGATCCAAAGAACTTTAAGTCCTACGAAGAGTTGAAGACTAAGTTACATCGCGTACTTGGCCTTGCTGGTGGTGGTGCTAAGCCACGTTCATCTGCTGCTGACTTTGGCGACGATGAAGCTCCTCAGGCACCTGCTAAAACTCCTAAATCAGCATTCGCTAAACCTGCTCCAAAGATGGATGAAGGTTTTGGAGATGATGAGGACGATGAGAGCATGGCATTCTTTAAGAAGCTAGCTCAAGAATAAGGAAAGGCCCGAAAGGGCCTTTTTTATTTTCCTACTGCAGATTGTACAGCTTCTTTGATGTTAGCAGGATTAATGTCAGTGACTGGTGTGCCACCACTTGATCCTTCTTGTATTACATTGACTTTAGATGATTGATCTACACTGTTATACATTACACCACTAGTAGCTTTCATTAGATAGTCGGCAATTGTCTTTGACATTTCTGCCAATTCATTTGCCATCTTTTGATCTGGGCCTTCGACGCTCGATGCAGACAACGTTGATGATGGGGTCATCTTGTTTATAGCAGTCTTCCACGCATCTCGGAATCCTTTGTTGTCTTCAGCATTCTGAGCAAATATTTGCTCGCCATACTTAATGTAATCACTCACCTTTGTGCCGTACGCATCTTGACGATCGATATTCTCTTTCATCATTTTAATTACGCCACCAGGACCTCCAATGTGCATTGCTGCTAACAAGCCTGATATCTGCTGCGTGGTTGATTCAGATTTTAGATAGCCATTTTTACGAAGCCAAGCTAAGTTATTTGAGGTGAATCTCCGCATTGCATCGTCCTGAGCTTTTGTATCGTTCAAGAACTTCTCTTTGCTCCAACCATCGGTCCAATTTTTAGGATCTTTGAAAATAATATCCTGGTTTTTATTACCACCTAATTTTTTAGCAGAACCTTTTTTGATATAGCCAAGATCTTCTAAAGCAGCAACGCCAAATTGATACTTGCCGAGATACCCCAACGTGTTGCTACCGCTATACTTGCCACCATTTTCTCTGTATCCAATACCTTCTCTATACTTTTCGTAATCTTTGGTGTCGAATCTTCCAGAATCGCTCGATCTGCCTTCGTTGGATTTCATCGACGCAGCTACTTCTGCTTTTTTGAGCTCTCCCAGGCGCTTATCAATCTCTTCTTGCCTCTTTTGATTGTCGCGGTTCTGCATCCACGTCTCGAGCCAATCGACTCCGAGACCTGCAACTCCAGTAACGGCCGACCCCGCAGCCAACCATGGAGCAGCTGGTGCACCGACGCCAGTCATACCAGCTCCAACAGCACTAAGACCTAAAGTTCCGGAAAGTCCATAGAGACTGGCTGACCATTTCTTATCATCCAGCCAATTTTCATATCCGCCATACAAACTGAGACCCCCACCAAGGACGCCGAGCCCTCGAGCAAACTTTGTACCCCAACTCGTACCACCTCCTGGTTTAAATGGTGGACCAGCGCTTATTTTAGCTTTCTCTAAAGCTTCAATCTCTTGACGTATGGCTGCTCTTTCTGCTCGAGCAGCTCTTTCATATTTTATTCTCTCGGCCTTGCTCATTCCTTTTGTATCGACAGTCGATTGGCGTACGCCAGCCGCTTGTGCTGTCTGAGCAGCTAGACGTTGGGCAATTTGTTCTTCGGCTGTCATTGCCGCAGCGGCACCACTTTCAAGACCAACCGCAGTTGATCCTTTTGGGTTAACTTTTGAAGGCGGCGGTTTATCGACCATCTGATCACCAACCCACTTTCCACCCTTGAACACGAGTCCCATGCCAGCCGCTAAGCCAGTTATTCTGGCAGCAAGATAGGCAGTCGCGGCTGTTGTAAGAGCTGTTGTTATGGGAGCAGATTCGAACGCGTTCTTATATGCCGTCCACATACTGTCGGCAAGCTTCTCCCCCAAATCACCAACCAACGATGTGAGTCGATCTTTAATCATCTTACGTGTTTTTTCATCAAACACGTTATCCCAAACCCACTTACCTGCGAATCCTGCGGCCACGAGTTTAAGTAATCCAGGAACCATATCGCTTATTGAACCTAATGCTCCAAGAAGACCAGACCCGGTACCGCCCTTACCACCGCTGCCAGCAGCGCTTGGTTTTTCTAGCAACCCACTTTCTTGTTCAGCCTCTTTACCAAGATATTGTTGCCTACGAGCTTCAAATAATCGCTGCTGATCAGCTCGGAGCTGCATACGACCAATTTCGCGTATATCTTTCAATACGGTAATCATAGAGCCAATTTGAGTTGTTAGCGCGCTAAACTCCTTTTTACCCACTAATCCACTCTTCGGATTTGCTGGATTAGTTGTATCCTTTTTATCTTTCTTGTCCTTATCTTGCTCCTTTTTCATTTCAGAAGCAATGTTGCGCAACAGAGGACCAATTCCCATTCCAAGATTATATACAGCCTCTGACGGAGAAGGCATGGCCGATCTAGCCGCTTGAGCAACGTTTTTCCGTGCTTGATCGACTGTGTTTTGTGTGCCTTTTACTACAGCTGTTATTGGGTTCATGTTTGTCTGCTAGCGCCTTCTTTTTGTTTTTCTAAGAAATCTTTTAGAATATCAACGTATATGTCACGCTCAAATGGCATTAAATTTTCTATCTCTGCAATCGAATATTTATGGTGCTGAGCCAAATTAAAATTCAAATAGTAATAATTTGAAATATTGTTATGGCTCAGCGCAATGTAAAAAAATCATTCAGTGTCTGTAATATGAGCTTGCCTTCAGAGCCGTCTTTTCTCATGTAAGACACTTCGTGGTATAGACGTGGCATTGTGCTCATAAACTTTTGAATTTGATTGAATGTTTCAATATCTAATCCGTCAATAAACTCTGCAATGTCCTCAGAAGTATTGCTAGCCATATCATACACGTTATTTTCATCGTAGTATTTGTCAATACAATACTTCATTAGTTCGAACATTAGCTCAACTTCAGATCCAAGATCGGTTGACATTTTTTCTGTCACATCCGCTTTTGGATATTTCAAGATGATACCAGTCTTATCGGTTATTTGTATTTTGTTTGTGTGCTCGTCGTCGAATTTAATCTCAACATCGTCAACATCGATAATAATATCATACCGCTCATTATCCACAGGGTCGGTGTATTTCAATTCAATCGTATTGCTGACTGACTTTCCTCTCAATTTAAGGAACAAGTATTCGATGTCGAATGTTGTTAGATCTTCGATCTTGACGTCATCCACGAGGCAGTTGTTGACTACTTGTTGAATTGCTAGGACGATGTCTTTTGAGTTTTCGGATGTTTGTGCCATCAGCAATATCTTTTCCTCCTTAACAAGAAAGGGACGCATTCTGATCTTTTCTTGCGTAGAGGGGATCGTGACGGAAAAGGTTGGGTGGCTAATTTTTGGAAGATTCATTGTTACTCCATTATAAAACAATTATTTAGTGATGATAGACCCTGTATTGACAACATTGAGGACATCTGATATATTCCGCGGATTGCGGAGAGTTGAAAGCGCTTGAAGAGCAGTACCAGCTTTCAATAGCTGACCGAATAATCCAAGGCCTGGATTTGCGGTCGTTCTTACATCCTCCACTTTACCGACTATAGTCTCCCATCTACTGAATGTAAATGTGACTGGAAGTCTAATAAGGGTGTCGATACCGCCCCAGTTATACTGTATGTCACCTATGAAAATGGGGTACGCTTGTTCTAGTGTGACAGTTTGCATTTTTAGATCGGTAGCAGCTTGTCCTTGATCGAAGCGGTCGTCAAACGCGTGGATATTGATTGTAGTTTGGAAGTCTTTTTTATATCCAACTTCATATGTTGGTCTACTAACGTCCGATGTTTTACGATCGTGATCTATAATGCTGTCCATCCAGCGATAAAAGAATTTGTGTTGGCTGTTTTGCGTATCAAGAATGTAGTTGAAAGTCACGTCTTGGTATATTACGCCGTATGGTTTTTTTTCGGTTGGACCGACACCGTATCTTCTGATATCGGTAGTCGCTATCGACATACCTGGTGTAGAAAACGAATCGTTGCGGTATGAAAGAAAACGAACCCTATCCGATCCCGCCATTGCAATAAAGTTTCCAGCCGTACCAGGTTTCAGTTTATCACCAAATTCGAATGAATCTCGTGTCATGCAAGGAGGCAACGCCACTTCTGTGAAAGCTAGAGTAGGTCTCGCGACCCCGTTTTGTCTAAATTCTGCACCAACGATACTAGTCAATGAGCGGCCACGCGGCTTACCGCCTGACAATATTCCGAGGGCATCCCCTATAGCGCGCAATTGGCCATAGGTATTGTACCCTTGTGCTATTGTTTTGTTTAAATTGTCTGAAAAGTTAGCCATAAACTATTTTTTGTATTGAATCGATGTGGACAAGCTCGCGCCCTGCTTTTTTGAATCTATCCAGCGGTAAGAATAACGCTTTGTCCCAGTCGCTTTTATCGATAATGGCGAAGTTGGAGCGCACGTACGTATTTAGATACCGTTTGAAGCATGGTTTGTAGTACCTCAACCTGGCGTAAGATCTCAACAGCTCGTATGTTGGTTTGGTTGGGTTCGGTTCATCTAAGGCAATTTGATAAAGACCATCCATTAAAATTGCTCTATACGTGAGTGGCAAATAGTGAAAATTGATTCCTGTAAATCCGTCAGGCAGAACGCCGGTGATAAAAATCAACGGGTACCTATCATAAAAAGGCAATGTAGCTTTCGTCTTCGGGTCGTAAGAAAACAATACCATGCTGCCAATTATATTCTCAATTGACGTGGTCTTGTTGGTGGCTGTTGATATGACCGAAGATGGCGTTACCTTGACTGTTGCTGCTTTCTGCCGAAACCAGTCCCGCGCTTGATTGGTCGACATTTCTTCTGTTCCAGCCTTGATGCCGGCATTGAGAATTGTTTGAAATACGCCGTATGTCATTTTATTCCTAGCTCTTTTTCTGTCATAACCACAAATTTCCAACCTTTTGTGTCGCAAAACTTCTTAGCAGCATTCCATTTTGCTTCGTTTATTCCCCACGTAACGACCTCATTAATGTATCTTTTTGTTTTTCTAGTTTGCGGTACGGGAGGTTTAGTTTGCGCAAGTGGCTTGACCTCAATCACTTTGATGTCGATATTTCCGTGCTTATCCCGCTGCTTTATCCAGAAATCTGGAAAATACCGATGCACCCTGCCGTCTATCGGAGACCGGTAAGGAATGCAAAACTCCTCGCTGGCCCACTGCATAACGTCAGGGTGAGTGTCTAAATATGACATAAGCCTGAGTTCCCAAAGGCTCCTATAAATAATATTACCACTATCGCCTTTGTATTTGGAAGGATGTCGTGGCCGAAATTTTCCATTATAACTCATACAAATATTTATGGTCCGACCAGTAACCTATAATGACATTGTCCGTAATCCGAGTTCGCTGAATACAACTCACTTACCTACGAAAACGGTCACTTCCGCAAAACCAAACGTAGAAGAGCCTGCCGCTTCTACGTTTTCGGACCCAATGGGCACAGGAGATGCTGCGGCCATAACAAACGCCCGTAATGCTAGCCCCGCTGCAACATCTTCAGCGGACGTCAAGACTGGCCCAGCAAGCAAAGTAGTTGAAAGTAATAATAAAAAGGGTCAATCTAACACAGTGCAAAAAGCAGTCAGCAGTAAAGACAGTGAAAGGAAAGTTGCGCCGGTCGTTGGCGGTGAAGCTCCAAAAGTAAATAAGCAAAAAACTGTTAAAACCTACAAATACCCAATGGACCTTCCAAAAAACTACCATTTTAATATGATGTTTGGAGAGTATGATAGGGATGTAGCTCTCTCGACTAAAATGACTGTGGCTAATGATCTAATGATCAGTCTTCCCTTACCATCAAATCTAATAGATGCGACTTCATTAGATTATAGTAACGTTGAGCTAGGTGCACTTGGGGGAGAGATGCTGCAGAGTCTCGTACGGCTCTCTGATGCGTATAAAAGTGGTGATGTGTTTCAACAGTTAAAGAAGGAAACCAACGACCTTGTTCAAAATTTAGTTGGCGATCGTAGCGACCTTCGGCAAGTATTGGCTCGACGACTTGTTTCGAGTGTGTCTCCGACGTTAGGATCGGCGTTTGATTTGACGACTGGGGCAACCCTCAACCCCCACATGGCTGTTGCATTCAATAATGTTAAATTGCGGACGTTTACGTATGCTTGGAAGATGTCTCCAAACAGTCCAGATGAGAGTGCGGAATTACAAAATATTATTGCTCAAATACAATCTAGGTCTTTGCCAGAGAAGCAAGGAGACTTGCTTTTAAAATACCCCAACCAATGTGCGTTAGAAATTGTGCCGGATAAAATAAGTGAGTTGTTTGCGTTCAAGCCTTGTGTTGTAACTGGCGTGAATGTAAATTATGCACCCCAGGGAACTCCTGCTTTTTTTAAGGGTACTCGACTTCCAGTAGAAATAGACTTAGCCATTTCGTTTCAAGAAATTCAAATTCGCACCGCGGAAGATTATAAAAAACTAATAAAATAATATGGCAAAATATTTTCAATCTTTTCCTTTATATTATTATGATGGTGCATTATGTAAAAACATAATGCAACGAACCACTATGCGTGAGGATATAAAGAAAAACTACATTAATTTTTATGACGTGCTCGTTGATGAAGGTGAACGACCTGATGTAGTTGCGTACCAGTTGTATGGAGACCAGTACTACGATTGGTTGTTGTATTATTCCAATGATGTAGTTGATCCGTATGATCAATGGTATTTGTCGCACGATCGTTTCATTGAAATGATTAAAATTAAATATGGATCCGTTGCAGAAGCATCTGAGCGGGTGATCTTTTATCGCAACAACTGGGTTACAGATGATCGTCAGTTGCCAGTAGCTGCATATGAAGCTCTAATTCCTGCAGTAAAAAAATACTGGGAGTCTGTTGTAGATGACTCTACTGGGCGCATTCTTCACTATAGACGCAGAAGAGATGAATCTACTACACATACAAACTCAATTGTTGAATTGCGGTTAGCTGATTCCAAAATATTCCAAGTTGGTGAGCACGTCATTCAACGTAGTGGTAGCGTAGTGGCAGCTAGTGGTGATGTAGTAAGAGTAAAAAATAATATTGTAACGGTTAATCATATTGTCGGAACATTTACGTCTGGCAATGTGATTGGCATGAGTAGTGATATTACTGGAAACTTAGTTGAAGCTACGCTAGTAGCGAGATCGATCCCTTTGGAAGAGCAGGCTTATTGGGGTCCTGTATCTTATTATGAGTATGAGCTCGAGCGCAACGAGCAAAGAAAGGTACTGAAAGCGTTGTTGCCAAGTTTTGCGCGCGAGGCCATTCAGACGCACAAGGAATTGTTGAATGAAACAATATGATCCAGATAACGTAAGTATTGATACGTTATCCTTGACTAGCCCATCGGGGAGGGTTCAAGTAATAGGCCCGCAGGCGCTAGCAATACGAATACAAGAAGATATCCTTTCGCCGTACGTCACTGCAGAAGTTGACCTGATGGATGGTATAAACTTACTGCAAACTTTTCCAATCATAGGCGAAGAGACGTTGGATATTGAGTTTGTATTTGATCATGTAGATGCTAGGGTAAAGTATAAATTTGCAGTTTATGCTGTCAGCAATCTTAAAACTAATCAACGAAATAACGCAACTTTTTATACGCTCAAATGTATAAGCTCAGAAGTAATTCAGAATGCGGCTACTCTTATTGAAAAAAGCTACAAAGCTCCTTATTCAGATATAATTGATAATATTGTAAAGCAATACCTAAAAAGTAGCAAGCCTGTATTTAAAGATCCAACACTAGGCGTGCAGGAAGTAACGGTGCCAAACACAAAACCATTGCAAGCAATTGATATGCTGCGGTTGCGTAGTACCTCTGTAAAATTTCCTTTCTCGCCAATGCTTTTCTTCGAAACAAAAAATGGGTTTTATTTTAAGGACCTTGTATCATTGTTTGAAGATCAAAAGAAAAAGTACCCAAGACAAGATATTACATTCGATTATGGCAATGTTGGGTTGTCGGATGCCACAAACAACGATAAAGGATCGGTGCTTTTCAATTTTATAGCTCCCGAACGAGCAGATATATTCCAACAGCTCAATGATGGGGCGTTTAACAATAAGCTGTATACTTTTGATTTAATGACAAAAAAAGTAACTACCAACGAATATTCTTTAGCAGATAAAATGAAAACGTTTGAATACTTTAACAAATCTGCTCCACACACTACTGCTTTTGTGCAAAAATATAGCAATAAGCCTTCACGCACATATTTTGTTCCCGTAGATAGCTCCAGACCAAACTTCCACGTCGATCGGTTTGGTGATAAGCGCTCCTACGCTAATTTAATATTTCAACAATTTTCGCACGCTCAGTTGATAGGCTTGGCTGGCAAGCGCGTCTTGTCTGCAGGAGATGCAATATACGTCAACTTCAGCGCTGAAAACAACACTAATGGACAACCCGAACTAGATAAAGGTAAGAGCGGATATTATATGATTAAAAAGGTAGTCCATGAAATACAAATATCAAAAGGCACACCAATCCATAGAATGAGTTGTGATTTGATGAGAGGATCGTTATTGGAGAATATAGGATGATAAACACATACGGCAATGATTTTAAGTGGTTTTTTGGAGTAGTAGAGGACCGGGACGATCCAAAGAAACTTGGAAGAGTGCGAGTGAGAGTGTACAACGTAAATAGTTTGAGTAAAACTGACTCGCCAACAGATATGCTACCTTGGGCGTTTATCATAAACTCCCCAACAAGTGCCGGAATAAACGAAGTGGGAATATCTCCTACAGGGTTAATGGTTGGAACAACCGTATTTGGATTTTTTGCAGACGGTGAAAATTCCCAGCTGCCAATGATACTTGGTACGCTGGCTAGTATACCGGACGGCAATGACGATAATCACGAAGTCAGTCAACTGGCCCGCGGAAAGAATAACATTGAAAAGGGATTGGCCGGTCCAGAGCCCGATAGTGCGTATGCAGCGAAGTATCCATACAATAAAACATTTACTACCGAGGGTGGTCATGCTGTTGAATTTGATGATACTCCTGGTGCAGAGCGTATACACATCTTCCACAAAAGCGGAACGTATGTTGAAATTGATAACGAAGGTACGCGCGTAGATAAAACAGTTGGTGATAAGTATAGTATAATGGTTGGCAGCGAATATGTGTATCTCAAAGGCACTATGCGTATAGTGGTTGAAGGAGATGCGGATATAAGCGTGGCTGGGGATGCGCAAGTTGACGTCGATGGAGAAACGCGAGCATATTTGATGGGCGGCACCAACATTGTTGCTGCAAAAGATGTAAAGCTCACCAATCCGGACGGGGATATTACTGTTAGTTCGCAGGGAGACCTCACGCTTACAGCTGGAGGTGCTCTCACTTTAGAGTCGCAAGGAAATATGACTTTGCGTAGTACAGTTAGAATAGATTTGAACCCGTTAGTATGAGTATACCAGTACATAGAGTCGCAGATTTACGTTCATGTGGAGCGGTTACTGTTCCTAATCCAGCAACAGCAGCTACCCGCCGTGTATACGTGAACGGTCAACTTATATCTCTAACCGGAGATTTGAATTCCCATGGGGGAGGGGCGTTGGTAGGAGCCACGAATAGAGTTTTTGTTAATGGAGTGCCGGTTGTGGGGATGGGAGGATTGAATACAGGAGGGCCTGATCCTTTAGTTTCGACGGATCCTTCTCATGCAGTAACACTTCCAGTTACCGGCAGTCCGACCGTATGGATTGGCGAAGCTCCTTAACATAGGGAAAACACATGGCAACAATATTAGCAGATAGACACACACGAGCTCGCAATCAAGAGCTGTATACAGATTTCAAAACCACGTTTGATGTTCATCCAGGATCAAACGATTTGATTGCATTGCGGGACGAGGACGCTGTCAAGCAAAGCGTTATTAATATAATTAAAACCTCTCGGTATGAGCGACCATTTCAACCTAACTTTGGATGTTTGATTACTGATTTACTTTTTGAGAATCAAGATTTCCAAACTGTAAGAATGGCTCGCAGAGTTATACTAGATGCGATAGCTCTCTATGAACCGAGAGCAAAGGTATTATCTGTAGTCGTGTCACCTACCCCGGATGAAAATGGCCTGGAAATTGCAGTTGTTTTTTCTCTAATAAATAATCAAACACCGATTACACTACAATTAGTTTTAACTAAGGTCCGCTGATGGCTAATACGACACTTAATTTAACATCGCTCGATTTCGACGAAATAAAGCAAAACCTAAAGACTTTCATGAAGTCTAAGCCGACTTTCAGTCAAGTCGATTTCGATGGCAATAATATGAACGTGTTGTTAGATGTACTTGCATATAACACATACTTGAATTCTTTTTATCTCAACATGGTTGCAAGTGAGATGTTTATCGATTCTGCGCAGATACGCGAGAGTGTAATAT